AAAACACACAAATGAAGCAGACGGAATGGATTTTTTTGCGGCCATGGAAGAAATGTTCGGGCAGAAGCTGACGATTGGCAGCAGGAGACTGAACACAAGCAACATGGATCTAAACTTTCAGGGCGAAAACGCAAACATTCCAGTCTGCCAGTTTGATGTGGAGTTCTGGGATGCAATTCCAAGAACGGATAGTAGCAAATTGATGGAAGAATTGAAATTATCACAGGAGGTAAAACAAGGGGATTACCAGTAATGAATATTATTTTTACTGCAGCCGCAAGAAACACAATCAGAAGATCTGAACGCGGTGTAGTGGGAATGATTGTAAAAGATGCGAAAGTGCCGGCAACAAATCCGACTATGATTTACAAAGAAAAAGATATTCCGGAAGAACTGAGCGATGCAAATAAAGAGCAAGTGAAACTTGCCCTGATCGGGAACGATACAGCACCTGCTAAAATCGTGCTGTATGTTCTTAGTTCCAACGCTGAGAATTACGAAGCGGCGCTGAATTATTTTGCAGTCAAAAAGGTTACCTGGCTGTGCTGTCCGACAGCAAAGACAGACTCGCAGACAGAGACCATTGTGACATGGGTAAAAGATCAGCGTGATGAGCGAAATAAGGTTAAAGCAGTGCTTCCGGAAACAGGAGCAGATAATGAAGGAATTATAAATTATGCTACAGCAAGCGTAAAAGTTGGTGAGAAAGAGTATACAGCAGAATCCTTCTGTTCAAGAATCGCAGGACTGCTCGCCGGTACATCTAATAAGAGTTCTGCAACATACGCAATTCTCAATGATGTAACGGAGTGCGAGAAAAAGAAGAAAACCGAACTGGATGCAGAAATTGACGCAGGAAAACTGGTCCTTTATTATGATGGCGAAAAAGTAAAAGTGGGACGGGGAGTCAATTCATTACAGACAGTTAGCAAAGGAAAAGGGAACCCGTGGAAAAAAATCCGTGTAGTTGAAAGCATGGACATGATCCACGATGACCTTGTTCTTTTAGCAGAAGACAATTATATCGGGAAATACCCGAATACATATGCAAATAAGTGCCTGCTTATTTCGGCAATTAATTCCTATCTGGCAGAAATGGAGAGAAATGGAATTATTGAGGGTTACACAATTGACCTGGATGTTGATGCAATCAAGGAATATATCATTAAAAACAAGGGCGTAACAAGAGATGAAGCAGAAGCAATGAGCGAGGCAGAAATCAAGAAACAGTATACAGACGAAAAGGTTTTCCTGGCAGCATCCGCTACATTGGTGGACGTAATGGAAGACATTAATCTGAACATCACTGTGTAAGGAGGAGTGAATAAGGGACAACTATACACCGGACAGAGTCATTAACGGAACCTTTGGGGAATGCTGGATTGATAATGATTATATGGCAGAAACGACAGCGCTGCAGGCCGGCATAAAAATGGAAGTTGCAGAAGTGACCAGAACAGGAACTCTGGCAAAAGGATACAAAGTAACAGGAGTTGCTTACAGCGGAACAGTAAAACTTAATAAAGTGTCATCCTACATGATTAAAAAAGTAGCGTCTGCTATTAAAGAAGGAAAAACACCACGCGCAACAATCATAACCAACTTGGAAGATCCGGAAGCGTTTGGCGCTGAAAGGATCAGACTGGATGATGTCGTGTTTACGGAAATAAAACTGGCAGACTGGGAAGCTGGAAAATTAGGTGAGGAATCCATCCCGTTTAATTATTCGGGCTATGAAATTCTGGAATCAATAGATGTATAAGGAGATAAAATATGAATTTAATTGAAAAATTACTTTGTGTAGACAAAGAAAAGGCGACGGAAAAAGCAACCAAAAAGATTAAATCAAAAAAATTGGCAAAATTAGTAGGAGAAGATGCCGAGATTACGATCAGAGAACTGTCCGGAAAGAGATACAATACTCTCCAGGCCATGCTTTTTGACAAAAAAGGAAATCGCGATGTAAATGCTACATATGATTTTAATTTAATGTGCTGCGTGCATGGTGT